GAATCTAAATGGTTCATATCCCATATCAACAGAATATTGATGAGGCATATACGATGGAAAAAACATAATTCTTCCTGGTTTAACGTGATAATTAATCTTTGAAGATGCATGTGTTATTTTTGATTTATCTTTTTCTGGTAAAAGATTCATAACATTGCCAGGTCTTGGATCTTCAAATAATGGCATAGATGTAGCTTCACTTGCTTTTAAAAAATAAAATCCAGACATGTGCCCATTCCAATGTGTATGTAATGTGTGATGTCCTCCACCTTTTTTAGCAAACTCTTGAACCCACATTTCTGTAACAAATAAAGAATAATCTTTTAAATCAAAACCCATTTCATTTAATAAATTATAAGAAGTAGCTCCTATGTAGTCTTGTAAATCTTTAAATTTGGGATCATTTATTAATGATGTTGAGTGAAACACATGACCCATATCTTCTTTATTTCCAAATTTTTTATTTCTATCATCTATTGTTTCTTTTAAATTTTTCTTCGATAATTCAATATATTCATCAGATGCCTTGTTTAATTTATTTACAAACTTAGGTTGATCTGCCCACCATATAGGACATTTAAAATATTCTTCTAAATTTAATTTTTCTGGAAAAGTCATACTCATTTATATGGCCATCCTAAATTCCAAATAACTAAACTATTACGTTCTCCACTTTTTACTGGACAAACTCTATGCCATACAAAAGAAGGAAATACAACTAAAGACCCTTTTGGTAATATCTCTGTGCATTTTCTAATATTAGGTTTTTTATCAGGATCCATGTTTCTAAAATCAAATTCTAATTCACCACCTTTATATTCTTTTGGATCTGTTAAAGTTACTGTTACTGATAATTTTCTAATTTTACCATGCGATGGATCATCAGGATATTCTCTTACATAAGGTTTATCCCAACCATCACAATGCCAATCATAATATTGTCCTTTTTTATATTTAGTAAATTGACAAGATTCAGACCAGTCCCATTGAAAATTCCAACCTGCATCTGCATTTGCTTGATGAACATATGGTTGTATCTCTTTATAAATCCATCTATCGTTCATCCAAACAATACTAGAATCTCTTTTAATTTTTAAATTTTTTATTTGTTTTTGATTTAATTTTTTAGCATCATTACCATAACCGCCAGTCACACCTATTTGATCTTGAAGTTGACGACCATACTTTACAATGTCGTCACAAATACGTAAAGGTATTGCTGATTGAAAATACCAATAATAGTTTGTAAGGTTCATATTCTTTCTTTTACCACCATGAAAATAATATATATCTTTTTAAAAAACTGTCAATGTTAAGGTTTTTAATTAGGCCATAAGCCTTGTTTAATTTTCCTAAATTGACTTTGCATAGACCATACACCAGTTGCTTTATCTAATTCTCTTACAATAACTACTCCTGAACCACCTGCTCCACCAGCTTTGTGAGTATTACCTGCTCCACCTCCACCACCACCCGTGTTGGCACAACCTGCTGCACCGTTTCCTGCTGCTCCTGGTTCTCCACCTACTCCACCAGCTCCTCCACCACCAGCTCCTCCTGGAATTGCTGCGGGTCCTGGATTACCAGCTCCACCTGAACCACCACCTGCATAAGTTACACAACTTCCTGTAATATCATTTGCTACTCCTGCTCCACCTTTTCCTCCTGTAGGTGTGCATGATCCAGCTGTTCCTCCAGCTGCGTTTGCTCCGCCTCCGCCTCCACCACCAAAAGGTGCTCCACCACCATTTCCACCACCGCCATTAGTTCCTTGTGCAGGACTTGATGGGGGTGTGTTACCAGTTCCACCACCGCCAGATCCACCACCGCCACCACCAGATCCACCATTTCCACCAGCTATATTAGATTTATATCTACCACCAGTTCCACCACCATTTGATGTGTATGTTGTGCATCCGATTGTGATTGCTGAATTACTTCCAGCGTTTGCGTTAGTACAAGAAGGTCCTGGTCCACCAGATCCACCTCCCCCTACTGTAGCAGGGTAAGGTGAGTTACCACAAATTGAAATACAAGTAAAAGATCTGTATCCACCAGCTCCACCGCCACCGCCACCACCGCCGGGTCCAGCTGATCCAGAACCACCACCGCCTCCACCTGCAACTACTAATACGTTTGCAAATCTTGTTCCAGGTTGTGTGGTTAATGATCCTGTAGAAGTTTTGGATGTAACAGTGTTACCACCTGCGGAAGTTGCATTAGCTTTTCCAACTATTCCTCCGTTACTTGCTCCTCCGCCGCCTCTAGGCATTATGTCCTCCTATGCGGACACCCAAGCTGATCCATTCCAGTCATATACTGTTTTAGGATCTGCTGTGTCATTTGATTTTGTTGCTTCCCAACCCTTAGTGTTGTCAGCTTGATATTTTGTATCGTTCCACGAAATTCTGTATATCCAAACAATGGGATTTTCACCATCATTAACAATCGTTGGATAAGAAATTGGTGCTTGCCAATTATCATCTGCATCTAAAGACCAAGATGCGTAAGGTTGTGGTGCTATAAATTTATCTTTTGTAGAATCATAAACATAACCAATACCTGCGTATTGTTTTCTAAAGTTATGATTGTAAGAAGTTTGTTTCCAGCTTCCACCTTTAAAAAAATTTACACACCATGTTTCACCATCAACATGCATGTCATTAGAACCTAATGGTCCTGCTGCTGTATTAATGTCATTACTTACAACAACCACCCTTTGTACTACTTTATGAGTATCAGATGTAAACCCTGTAGGATCTGTCATTTCTTTTAATTCTGCAAAATGTGCCATTTTATTTCTCCTTAAAATATTTTATACCAATTTTATATTAAAATCCAGTCCATTCTCCTTGAAGAGAAAAATCGTATACTTCTTCTAAAGTCCAAATTCCAGGAGCCGTAGCGGGTTCGCTAACAGCTGGTTCTTTAACAATAACTACACCAGATCCACCAGCTGCTCCTCGCATATCTGTTCCAGATGGACTTGGTGCTCCACCTGATCCTGCTCCACCAGCTCCACCACCCGTGTTAGCAGTACCTGCATTTCCTGGAGTTCCTCCAGTTTTATTACCTGGTCCACCATTTCCACCACCACCAGCTCCACCAGATCCTCCTGTAGAAGTTGAACCTGGGCCAAAAGCATTAGCAAAAGCCCCACCTCCACCACCACCTGCATACGTTACATCAGAACCTGTAATTGTATTTGGTGCACCTGCACCTCCATTTGCTCCAGGAGAAGATGGGAAAGTTCCTCCAGGATGAGCCGCTCCTGCAGCTGTTGCACCTCCACCACCTGATCCTCCAGAACCATTGTTGTCTGCTCCACCAGCATTACCTTGAGGGGGACTTACCGGTGGCGTATTTCCTGCTCCAGGTGCACCACTTGTGTAAGATGTTCCACCACCAGAACCACCAGCTTGACCAGCAGAGTTTTGTCTACCTGCTCCTCCTCCTGCTGCTGTTAAACAAAATGCAGATGAACTATTTCCGTTACCACTATTGTTATTTGGAGGACTAGCACTACTTCCTCCAGCGCTACCACCACCCCCTACAGTTATAGTATACTCCGTATCTTTTGTGACTGGAACAGCACTACCTCTAAGTGGACTAGGTCCAAAACCTGATGCACGATAACCTCCTGCACCTCCACCTCCTGCAGATACAGTACACCCTCCAGCTCCAGCAGAACCTCCACCACCACCAACGATTAAATAATCAACGTCACCTGTTCCTTGTGCTGTGAGAGTTCCTGATGAATTAAACGTAGTTACTTTTGCTGACAGATTGACTGCAGCAGTGACTGTATTAACTGGTCCAATTACTCCGCCGTTTCCTTGCGCCATAATTTAAACCTCCTACGCGTCGTCTAATATTTCATATGAAATGAATAAATCTAAATCTGAAGCAGCGCTTGCTCCACCTTTTAAAACATCACCTTCCATTAGATAAATAGGTGTGTCTGATAAAACTAATGTTGCATCAGCTGGAACTGAAACTGTTTTTGCTAAATAAACTGTTGCATCAGCTCCTGTTGGTGTAATTCCAGTTGCACCAGCAGTTGTTAAGCCATCAACAAAAAGATCTACAGTAGCTGCGTTTGTTCCATCAACGTTAGCAACTGTGATTCTATTTATTTTTAAAATTTTATCTGCATCTACTGTCAATAAAGTTGCAGTAGCAGTAGCAGATAAATTAAATCCGAGATTACCACCTACTATCGATGATACATTTACTATATTTGGGTTTGCCATAATTTACTCCTTTTATCCGAAAACGATTGCCATTGCAATAGCTTTTCCTGTAGTTATTCCTGCTGTAGCAAAACTTAAAGTTCCAGAACCATCAGTAACTAAGGCCTGATCTGCTGACCCATCAGCGTTCGGAAATGTAAGTCCATCAAGAACAATATTACCAGAGCCATTTGGGCTTATTGTTATATTTCCATTTGCAGCATCTGTAATAGTGATTGTTCCTGAATCTGTTCCACTGTTTGTACTTAATATTAAATCTGAAGCTCCACCTGTAGTTAAAGTAAGCGTTCCTGCACCATTTGAAGATATTGTTGCTGCAGCGGCAGCATCTCCAACTGTTAATGTATCAGCAACGGCTACAACATCTCCTGTTCCATTTGGCGTAAGAGTGATATTACCATTTGCACCATCAGTGATTGTTATGGTTCCAGAATTTGTCCCTGAATTAGTATCTAAAATAAGATCATGAGCCCCACTAGAAGTTATTGTTGCATTACCTGAACCTGTTCCAACTTTTGTTTCACCAGTTCCTTTTGGAATCAAAGCAATATCAATGTTAGAATCATCTCCGGTTGCTGATATACTAGGTGCATTACCTGTTGCAGCGTTTGTAATATCAAATTGATTTACAGCAGATGATGTCGTTTGAAATATTATTTGTTCATTACTGTTTTCATCAGCTATAAAATGTGCATCGTCAATTAAAATATTATGAGAATTAGTATCTAAATTACCACCAAGTTGTGGTGAAGTGTCATCAACAACATCTGATATACCAGTTCCAATTGCAAGTGTTTTAATATCTGGATTTGTACCATCATTAGCTGCAGCAAAAACTATTTTATCACCTTTGTCTGTTGCAGAAAAAGTAAACGTAGATCCTGAACCAGATGCATATTTAAATTGCACTGTGTAAGCACCTGATGTTGAATTTCTTAAAATGTAAAAATTTTGTGCATCTAATGGAATTGTTACAATTTGATTTCCAGTAATAGTTCCTGTAAACTCAATCATTCTGTGAGCCATGACAGCACCAGTTGATCCATCAGAAACTGATAACGTAGTTGTTTGTGCACCACCAGCAATTGATTGTTGAGTAAATCCACCAGATATTTGTTCAATAAGTTGAAGGTTGGTATTAGTTTTTGTCCCCCATGTACCAGCGTTTTCACCAGTTGCTTGAAGTTCAATACCTAAAGGTGTGTATGTAGATGCCATAAATTTTTATCTCCTATGCAGCGTCACTATAACTTGTATTTGATCCAGTTGCAACATTTGAATACGAACTATTTGATCCTGTTGATTGATCAGAATAGGACGAATTAGATCCTGTTGACGTGTCACTATACGATGTATTTGAACCAGTGTCAATATTACTGAAAGAGCTATTAGATCCTGTATTTATGTTAGCATATGCTTGAACTCCACCCTCTCCTTGAGAGAATGTCGCTTGTTGTCCTGTTAAACCAACAACATTAGCTGGTGTTATAGAACCTACTGCAGTTGTCGAAGATTGACCTGATAATTCATATGCAAATCCTATTGTTAAAGAACCTACAGCTGTTGATGCAGATACTCCTGATACGTTTACTAATTCTACACTTCCAATTTCAAGACTTCCAACACTAGATGTCGCTTCAACACCAGTTATTTCTGCAGGGCCAAATTCTAACCCTAATGTGCCTACATTAAATGTTGCTGAAACTCCTGATATAGAAGCAGGACCAAATTCTAATCCTAAAACACCAGGACTTGCTGTAGCTTCTTGTCCTGTAATTGCTGGTGTTGAATCAAGTTTAATAGTTGTAGATCCAACACTTGTTTCTGCTTCTTGACCAGATAATCCAATTACATCTGCAGGTAATATTGATCCTACACTTGCAGTTGCATCTTGACCTACTAAAGGAATAACTTGATTCGGAGATTCACCCCAACTTAAATCACCCCATTCATCTCTACCCCAACCAACTAAAGTCCCTGTATAAGATAAAGTTGGTGTTGCAAAAGTTGATTCTACACCAGTTACAGGAACACCTAACTCTGCATCTATATCAGGACTTCCAACACTTGTAGTCATAGAGTGGTTTGCACCAACCATCTCTAATAAAACTGTAATTTTTGTAGTAATAGATCCAGGTGAAGCAGTTGCTTCTAAACCTGAAACAGATATAGTTTCATCTGCACCCTCACCCCAATCAGCTGTATTCCAAGTTAATCTTCCCCAACCTGTTTCATTAAAAGACTCTGTGGTTCCTAAAGAAACAGTTGTCGATTGACCAGAAAGAGTAACTTCACTATTTATACTTATTGAACCTAAATTAGAGTTAGCTTCTAAACCTGTTGGTTCTACAGTTATAATCTGAGAAGCTTCAGCTGTTCCTAAAGAAGTTGTAGCAGAAACACCTGATGGTTTTACAGAATACTCTACACCCCAACCTGAGTTACCATAAGCTTGTCTACCCCAACCTTCAACGTTAAATGATTGTGGTGTGCCTAATGCGGAAGCTGATTCAGGTGCGGTAAGAGATACGGTTATAACGTCATCTTGCCACTCGTTTGATCCCCAAGTGTTAGTACCCCAGGTAGATGCCATAAGGATTTCCTCCTTACGCTATACGAATAATTGCGTTACTTGCGTCTGCTGTTGGAAATTGAATTGTGAATGTTCCACTTGATACTGTTTTGTCACCACCAAAAGCGATAACAGCAACAGCTTTGTCAGATTGATCGTCGTTATAAATTAATGCACCATTAGCTGTAAAAGAAGCAGAAGTGTAACTTACGTCTGCAAAATCACAAAATGCAGTTGTTCCAGATGTAGTTGGTGTAACACTTGTTAAAGTTGCACCACCTGCAGTGTATGCAGATCCAGATGTATTTGAAATTTCGTTTGAAGTTGAATAAGCAGTTGTGCCTGCACCTAAAGATGCAGAACTTGTATATAAAGCTATTTTAAAAGTATCACCACTAGATGCAGTAAAATTGTGTGTGCCCACTAAAATTTCTTGTTTGAAACTTGTACAAATCGCCGATGATATTGCCATAATTTATCTCCTATGGGTTTGCCGAGGTTATTGGAATACGAATAGCGCCATCAGTGTAGTCATCTCTTCGTCTTCGACCAACTTGCTCATTAGCAAACTTCTGTACCTCTTGTTTATATTTATTTTCATACAAAGTCAACATGTCTATCGGACCTTTTAAAAACCCATATGTTTCTGATAGACAGCAGTATAAAAGACCATTTGGAAAATTCAAACTAATATAATTAGTAGTGTTATCTGAAGCTAAAGTAGCTGGCATTTTATTATAGTGAACTCTAAATTTGTATGTTGCATCAGGGACCGGGGCTACAAATATACGTCCAGAGTTAGTATCTCCATCTCCTGTTGCTCCACCAAACATAGCATAATATTTAGGTTGACCTCTTTTTGCTGACTCTGTTGACGGTATATATTCTTGTAAATATGACATATCTTTTTTTTCTAAAAAAACATTTGCACCTGTTGTTGCTGATGTAGAATCGTAAACCTGTATGGCTCTTATAAATAAAGATCCTCCTGGAGCATTTATTGATTCTTGACCTACAACAAGATTACCAATTTGTTGTTTTCTATCTGCATCAATAGGTATGTCTCTCATAATCCTATATTGTGCATTTAAAATAATATTTTCTAAAGTATCTGTTGATAACACATTAGAATCTGTTTCAGTATAATTTCTAATTTGTGTTACTAATCCGCTATAACTTAAACCTGCCATTATTCAGATCCCTTTTTATGTTTTCTATTTATTTTATCTATTTTGTGATTTTTAACTTCTTCATACAAAGTAAGATGTGGATCTTGTTTTTCTGGTACAAAAAAGTTTTTAATCCAATTCCAAATTTTATTAATCATGCTTCTATTGTTACGGGTCCA